GCAAGCTCTCTCATGCTGCCCCCTCGAAAATAGACCCCTGATCCCGGATGGGCTGCTCATCCATAATCAGTCGCGGCTGCCGGCAGGCGTCCTCGATGCGCGCCCGGGCGATGGTCATGTATTCTGGGGACATCTCGCAGCCGATGAACCGGAAGCCCTCGCGCATGGCGGCCTTGCCGGTGCTGCCGCTACCCATGAATGGGTCGAGCACCACACCGCCGGGTGGCGTCACCAACCGGCAGAGGTAGGCCATTAGGTCGGTCGGCTTGACCGTCGGGTGCACGTTCCCTTCGCCGCGATCCTTCTTGCTTGCTTTGGCCGCGTAGAAGAAGCGGGCTGCACTGCCTTTGTCGGCATGGAATGCGCCCGGTACTCGGCCATACCCCCCCTCGTAAACGTTCTTTGCTGGCGCGCTCAGCTCAGACCCCTTGACGGGCGCGGACGCCCCGGCGTTGGCCGGAAACAGCCCCATCACCTCATCGCTGCCGTCGTGGATCAGGTTGGCGGGCCAGCGGCCTAGCGTGTTGGCCTTCTCGATAGCCGCGTCGGCTGATTGTTGTCGGCGCTTTATGCCCTCGGGGTCATTCTTCCAAGGCCGATCCCAGCCGTCGCTCGTCCCGCCAAGAATCCCCTTGCCCGAGATCGGCGGGATGACATCGCTGCTAGGCACGCGGCACCCATCCACGTTGAGCGCGCCCGTACCGTGTTCGAGCACGTTCGCGGCAACAGTGCCCACCAGCGGCTTGCGCGCCATGATGCAGGGGTCAAGGTTCGGCGTTACGCCCGCGCCCAGGTGTTCGTGCTGCTCACGCGATATAGCAGGCTCGGTCGCAGAAAGTGTGCGGATGCTTTGCAACAACGACAGCGAGGCGTTGAAGTGGATTTCCGCAGTTGAGGCATTTGCACTGAACCCACCTGGAAGGCTGCACGCCTTGATGATGCTCGCGGGTGTGATCTGCGACAGTGAGAACTTCAAGGTTCTCCAGTCGATTGTCGTGCTTGACCTCATTCCGATGGTGGACGTGCTCCCATCGCTCCAGCTTTCGTCCAATGTGCGCCTCCACGACGACACGATGTTCAAGCTGGTAGTCGTCGCCAACTCGAACAGCGACGTACCCATCGGATCGCACAAAGCGGCCCGTGTACTGGTGATTTCGTCGGCATTCCATTGAGCAATAGCGCACGCCGCGCCGTACTCGCTTTGGTTTGACGTTGAACTCTTTCCCGCAGCATTCGCAGACGACAGCAACCATAAACGGGTCTCCAATCTAAATAGGTTAGATTGAATTATATCCAGTACCTGCTCATCTGTGTACGGCTTTGAAGCGAAAGTAACCGTTTCAAGGGCTGGCTTCAGCGCTGTGCCCCAGCCTTGCCATTGGCGCGCGGCTTCGGTGCTGTCGCCCTTGCGAACCAATTGGTTCTTGGTGACGTTGTAACCCCCGGCACCTTCCGCGTTCATAAAACCAACCCCGCTGGCGGGCACCGCATCGAAAGCCACACCCGCGGCCTTGTCGATGGCCTTGCTCACGTCCAAAGACTTGGGAAACCCCGAACCGTACACCCACGCGATCATGTCCCTGATTTCAAACCCGGCGTCTTCAATGCGAGCGGCCATCCGGTGCTGCGTGCGGGTGCCAGCGAACGCCAGCATGTGGCCGCCCGGTTTGAGTACCCGCAGGCATTCCGTCCATACCTCCACGCTCGGGACGTCGTAGTCCCACCGCTTGCCCATGAAAGCCAGGCCGTAGGGCGGGTCAGTGACGATGGAATCGACGCTGCTGTCAGGCATCGTGCGCATGACTGCCAAGCAGTCCCCGTGGTGGACAACAAAATTCATGCACGATCAGCCCCCTTCGTATTGTTGTTATTCATGCCGACACGCTCCCCAGCGCATCAAACACGCCAGCAGCGATGACGGCCAGACCAACCGGCCACAGGATGATGCCGGCAGGAATGCAGGCCCTGCCGAGGAACAGCGGGGCTACGTAGATCACGATGCCCAGCAGAAAAATTGATAACTGGCTCATGGGGTGTTCTCTTGTTGTTGGTATCGCATTCGTGGAGCGGTGGCCACCTGACGGCTTCGCTTGCAGGCTCCTCATCGCCGGGCATTACCCCAGACCACCGCTCCCGAATGCGGCCCGGCGAACCGGGCGCACCGCCTTACTCAGTTACACCCGGACAGCTCGGCACCGGTGAGGCCGCCAAGATCCTCGGCCACCCGGATGACGTCCGAGGCAGCCACCTTCTCGAACGGGTACTTCTCCACCTCCGGCTTGATGTGCTGCTTGAAGTGCGCGCCCAGCGAATCTGCGGCCCGGAAGGCTGCGAAGTCGTCGGCGGTGAAGTTGCGGTAGTGGTAGATCGAACCGGGGCCGGCCTTGCTCTTGAACTGGATGGCCAGACGGTTTGTTACTGTCGAAGCCGACGGCGTGGATCTGCGAAGACTCCACTGGCTCGAGCGCGATGTCGTTGGTCTGCATGGTGGTGCTCCTGATCAGGTTGCGTAGTTGCTGGTGCGACGACTGAACGGGATATCATCAGAAAAATCACCACCGCCACCACCACCACTTGAGGCGGCCGGCGCAGGTTCATCAAACCCGTTGCTGTCGCCCTTGTGTGTCGGGCCAGCAGCGTCACCGCGCGAGTCGAGCATCTGGAACTGATCGACGTGCACCTCGGTGGTGTAGTGCTTCTGGCCGTCCTTGTCCCACGAGCGGGTGACCATCTTCCCTTGCGCGTACACCTTGCCGCCCTTCTTGAGGTACTGGCCGATGATTTCGGCAAGCTTCCCGAAGGCCACGCAACGTACCCACTCGGTGCGATCCTTGCGCTCGCCCGTGCTCTTGTCGGCCCAATACTCATTCACGGCCAGCGTGAAGTTCGTCACGGCGTAACCGCTGCCGGTGTATTTCGTCTCTGCGTCTTTGCCGGCGGTGCCGACGACGACGACCAGGTTCACTCCTCTCATGGTTCAAGCCTCCTGGGCTTCGGTTGCTGTTTTCAGTGCGTCCGCCAGATCGGCGGGGTTAATGGTCTGGAGCCAGCGGAGCGCGGTCACGAAGTCAACGCCATACGAGCGCGCGAGGGTGTTCGCCATGCCGGTGACGCCAGGGCTCTGCTCTTCGTCTTGCCGGCGCAGCGCGGCGTAGGTGGCCATCGTGTCGGCCTTCGGGCCAACCAGTGCGACATCTGCCGGCGCGGCGGTCGTTACCTGCGGCGCGATGGATGCGGCGACAGGGGACGGTGCTGCGGCTTGCACGACCTGATCCAGTGACGGCGCCGCCGGAGGCTTTTCTGCTGCCTTGCGTGCTTCCTCCTGCTCGCGTGCAATGCGCTCGCGGGTTTCGCGTTCGATGCGCTCGGTCTCGGCTGCCACCTTCGCCGCTTCCTGCGCCTTGTGCGTGGCCACGCGGCCCTCGACGGTGGCGCGGAAGGCCTCGGCAGGCATGGTTACCAGGTTCTGCAGGTCGCGGAACAGGAAGCCGTGCTCCGGGGCCAGAGTGTCCAGCGTGCGCAGGTTGGCGTCGATGGCGTCGGCCATCGCGTTCGTCTCGATCTTGCCCTGCGCGAGCACGGTGTCCACCGCGTTCTGGATGCTCTCAAGCGTGCGCTTGCCCTTGATGGCACCGGCGAAGTCGGCGCGGTAGGCCGGCATCTGCACACGGCCTGCGAAGCGGGCCTGCAGGGTGGCGATATGCTTCGTCAGCGCCTGCTCACCGCCCTGCTGGATGGCGTTGCGGCGGTTGGTCTTCTCGGCAGCCACCAGTTTCTCGGACGCCAGCGCGGTCGTGCGGAACATCTCCGCGAGGTCTTTCAGCTCGCGGCTGAACGTGGCGACATCGGCGATCTGCCCAACCACCTCGTCTGCCTTTGCTTTCAGCATGGCCTCGGCATCGCGCATCTTCTTGCACAGCGCCTCGCGGTCGGCGAAGTCCTGGTCAGTGACCAGCGGCGCCTTCGTGCGCTCGACCAGCGCCTCGGTGGCGGCGCGGAACGCCGGCAGGTTGGATGACAGCGCCATCGTGCCGCGCTCGATCTCGTAGACGATGGCAGGCAGGTTTGCCACCGGCGCGGCGACTACCTCGGCCTTGGCGGTGACAGGTTTGTGGTTGGTGAGGTCTTCCTCGAACTGTGCCCAGCCAGCGAGCAACTGTGCTGCGCGGCCATTGCGTGGCGTGTATGTGAAGTTTTCCATCCGCTCTTCGGTGCCGTCGCTGACGGTGAAGATCACGCGCTTAAGGCCGCCGACAAGGATCTGCTGCTCAAGCTGCCAGAAGTAGGCAGGGTCATCTGCGATGGCGCCGGTGCGCACGCTCTCGGCGAGAGCCTCGTTCCACAGTTTGTGCTCGTAGCCGGTCTCGGCGTCCATCGTGATTCCGTCGAACGATGCGGACAGGCGCGGGTGCTCGTCGCTGACGCCAACGGCAGGGAACAGTTCCTCGCCGATCATCGCCTCGACGATGGGGCGTGCGAGCGCCTCGGTCTCGTGTCCGGCATCGAAGCGGCGCTGTGTTGCCGCGTCAACCTCCTCTACGACACCGGTGGCTAGGCGCTTGAGCAGTTCGTTGCGGGTGGTGTACTTGCCGGCGCCCATCATCGCCGGCGCATCGCTGGCGTTGAAGTGGTTGGCGCGGTGGGCGTGCCACTCCGGGCTGCCTTGGGTCAGGCTGACGACTTTCATTGTTTGGCTTCCTCTGCTGCCGGCGCGGTGGCCGTTGTTTTGATGGCGTTGATCTTTTTCTTCTGGTCTTCTGACAGGACGTACTTCGTCTCAATCGTGTCGATGATGTCAGAGTGCGTTGCCTTACCGTTGGCGATGCGCTTTTCCCACAACGGAAGGTTCGCGGTGAACTGCTCTGCCGGGTATGCGTCCTTCGCTGGCGGCTTTTGATCGGCAGACTTCGGTTGCGATACCGGCCCCTTGCTGCTTGCAGGAGGCGCTATCTCGATGGGTTCCTCGTCAGCGTGCAGATCACCCTTGTGCCAGAGGTCCAGCGCGGCACCGAAGCGCATGGCAGCATTGCGCAGGGCATCGCCGATGACTTCTTTCTCGCGCGCACCAGCGTCGGCGTTCGGCTTCGAGTCGGCATGGCCGTACCCAAGGCGGGTAACACCGCACACCGTCAACTTAATCCACAGTCCGCCGGTCTTGTCGAACAGCGGCAGGTTGTCCGGTCCAACGGCGAGCGGCTCCCACGACCAGTTCTGGTCGGCATCAAGCAGCCTGTCAGTGAGCGCGGCGTGGCCAACGTAGTCCAGGTGGACGGCGTTCCGGTGGTGCCAGCCGCCGCACACCTGGCAATTCACT